TGTTTAAATTGTATATAATACTGTCAAATATTTGTGGTATATTTTCTGTGCTTATGTCGACGCGATTAATAACAGCTTCTAAAAATTTATTCTTGAATCTTGTATATTCTCTTCGAGCATAATCTAAACTATTTAATAAATTAGCAGAATTGTCGACTAAAAATAAAGCACTATACATAACAGGAGCACTATGTTGTAATAATGTTCCACCACGATTATTGGTATCAAATTGATACAAGTTGCTTCTGCCTAACGGCTCTCCTAGTAGTCCTTGTATGTTTTGAGCTACTCTTTCTAAATGATTGCGAACCTGTCCATGCGTTAATACAACAATATCTTCATTATGACTGTTAAATTCCAAATTTTGAGGAATTTGATAGTAACCTATAGTTGTTTGCGGACCATCGATCAGTATATCTACCCTGTCTCCTTTCTGTAGATAGGCAGGATCGATCTTAATAGTATTTCTGACTCCTAGTTTTTGAAACACATAAACAGGATTCCTATTAGGCGAACGTGTTACAAACTTGTTATTAATAAAAAGTTTTAAACTTGGCTCAACTTCAGGATTAGGTCCAACATTTCTAGGTTGAACGTCTATATCAAAATAACTTGTATATCCATCATAAATGTGCGAAATATGTTGTAACTGTTTGGTAGGATCAATTCTATAAATGAAAGGTTGATAATTAGTAGCTTCAAGACTATTTTTTATCGTAGTTTCAAAAGTAGATAATGCAAACGATCCTTGAACGCTGTATCCAAAAATTTGACTAGCTACATCAGTATCTAATTCATTTTGTGTCGGGTATCTGCCTAGATAATTTATATAAATTTGATTTATTTCTTCTGCTAGTGCTCTTGTTGTACTTGTGTTTACTGTGGGAGTAAAAGCCATGCCGGTAATTGGTTTGGGCTCATAATGTCCAACTGTTGACCATACAGTTAATTTTACAAGATCATTATCGCCTAATCCGGTATTTTTTCTTATGAAGCCAATGTTAATTTTACCATTGGTAGGAATTAGTGTTCCTTTTCCTTCAGTGTCACCCACATATTCAAATGTATCAGTATCAAAATTATTTACAAATTTTATGTCACCAATAAACCCTTGTACAGCATCATAACTTAATGCAAAACCCAATTCAGGGTCTGGCATACTACTACCGTGATCATACGAAAATAATTTTGTACCAACAAATTTACTGTCTCGAAAAACAAGATCAGTATTGCTAAAAACCACTCTTTTTTGATTATAATTGTAGTTGAATAATAGTGCTTCTCCTAAACTTAAATTCGATATTGTAAGGTCTGATACACCCCAAAAAGTTACACTATTATCAATAATAATATCAAACAATGGTTCTTGATTAGGATATTGCTTGTATTGAGATAATTCCCAGCCATATACTACATCGGGCACAGCAGACTCGGGATCAGAGTAAATTTTTCTGGCCCAATGGTAAGATTTTAATGCGTTAGCAAGAGTGGCTGACCTGCCATTTGCACCAGCCGGGCCAGTTACAAAGATACTACTATGCAGACTTGCTGTAGATGATATCTTTAGATCGACTCTACCAAATACTATTTTAAATCCAGTCGCACGATTAAAATTTACTGTCAGCGGTCGGTCTAGTTGGATTTGATTACTGCCAATTATATTAATTATTCTACCTAAAAACAAATTAGTACTAGAAAAAAGACTATCACCGACTTCGATACCGGTTAAGTCTGGAAAGTTTGTTGTATCTATACCAATTAAAAAATTAGACCCTGTTGCCCCATTAAAATTACCAGGCAAAGTATAGTTAAAACTAGCACTAGTGCTATCATCTATTAGATCAAATTGATATATTCTAGCTCTAACATTAGGATCATTGTCATAGCTAAAAACAGCCTTGTCTCCGGGACGGACAAAAGCATTTAAATTTGTTCTAAAATTTTCAAATCCTAAAACACTCCTTAGTGTTCTATAACTCAATCCTTGAATTTGAGTTGTTATATCCGTAAGTTTACTAACTTTATCGTAACGTGTTTCCTCATCAAAAAACATTGTTACTGTATCTATCATTTTCCTGCCATGGTTAAACAATTGAAGATCTGGCTCAAATTCAATGATAGGACGAGTGGCTACAATATAACTAGATGGATCTATTATGATGTTACTATATTGTTGTAGTATGTCAAGTACGTCAACATGTATCCAATTATTAGTTCTAGACCAATTGTTAAAATCCATGCTGGCACGATTAATGGTAACATAGTCAGCTTTAAATTTTGTTTCATTTACAAAAGCAGATTTTGCACTAGCCTGTTTAAAAATCTCAGTATCTAAAAGTTTGATTCCTTTGCCTACACCTTCAACTATATATTCTTTATTTCTATACTGCACTGGGTATACAGTGTTGTCAAATACTACCCTTAAACCGTTTATAAATTTAATGCCGTTGGGGCTTGTGTAAGACAATTCATTAAGAATATCGTTCAAAACATTTACCCTGGGTCTATCGGGTATTATTCTAATAGACCCAACAATATCTGCGATATCATTTTGATAATATAGTGTGTTCAATGTAGACGTAATACTAGGCACAGAAACCAGATTACCTTGATCTTTATAGAATTCAAATCCTTGATACTTACCATCTGTAACAATTACTCGTACGTTTGAATCTAAATTTTTAACAAAATTATATTCTACTCTTACAGTTCCGTTCGGATGAGTAACTGTTTTTGATTTCCAAATTCCTCTACGTTGATCTAAAGTTAAATTAGCACCAGTTCTATTCACCCAATCGGCATTACTAATACTATTACTAGTAAACACTACTAATTTGTCATCAGGATATATACTGGTGTTAGCCCAGGTCGCGTTATCACTTAGTGTAAACGTTGTATCAATGGCAAGATCTACTACAAGAGTATCAAATTTTAAAAAGTCTACCTGTGATAGGACAGATGGAATATTAATTGTTATATTTCCGCTGCTAATACCATTGTTACTAACACCATAAATTGTTCTTGTAGAAATATTACTAGCGTATTTTAATCCCGATAATCCCGGTTCGCTTTGTATCCATAGGTTGCCTTGCCCAGGAGAATGATTAACTGTAAATTTGTATTCTTTATCTCTGGTAATAAAAATCACAGGATTTAGTTGTTGCTGGGTTGGGCCTGAAATAGCCCCGGTATATCCATTTGCTCTCAAAATAATAATTTCAGCAGGACTTACACCATTATCTAATAGAACCGATTCTGTTATATTTCTAGTATTATACCATTCTACTTGTTTTCTTAAACTATAAGATGACCAATCTAAGGGCAAAATTAATCTATCACTAGTTACATTGGTTGTGTAGGCACTACCATTTCTAGTAAATATAACTTGAGATTGTTGGATTGGGAAAAAGGAACTAACTATAACAGGAGGAATTAAGCTATAATCATTAATCCATCTGTAGTTAGAATAGTTAACAAATTTATCAAGATCAATATGTGGATCAAAACTATAATGTTCACTGTCAAATAATCTATTATGATCAGTTACGACTCCACCATAGTATTCTATTTTATTAATTAAATCAGGGTATGTTACAACTAAATTTACATTATCTAGATTATTTTTACTAATAACAGCAGGTTCAAGTTGATAATTTTGTCTTTGACTGTCATTCTCTACTATAAAATTATCATTACCACGTACAGAAGCACTGAATTTTCTACCAACGAACCCATCGATGCGTTTTAAATCTGGGTCACTTATAAGTTGATCTAATGTGCTACCTAAGAATTTCTTATTAGTGTCAGTACGAAAAATACGTGGAAGAAAATTTAGTGTCTTTCTTTTGCCTGCCATTGCTTATCCTGTTACTATATCCCGATAATTCTATTAGTTATTGCTAGGTTCTGATTCAATTGGTTGATGTTTATACTACTAATTATCTCAACATCATTTACTGTGGCTGCACTGATAATAATTTCATTTGGCTCACAGTTTATTTGATATAGTTCTCCAAAATTAACATCAGGATCTCTAGGAACAATTACTATACTAGCTACTTTTGGCGTAAGTTCTTTGTGTAAATAGGCAGCTAACTCACTAAAATAAAAAGTTTCACCGAAATCCCAGTTCTCGATCGCAAAGTAGGCATCAATTGCATTTATTACTCCGGACTTGACTTCAGTGTCAGTGATATTCATACTAGGATTTTTAACTACTTTAAACACAGCTTGCAAAGACATATCTGCTTTACGACCAAATAAGGGTTTAAAAACAGCACTATTAAAAATCATTGTATCACTGATAGGTTTATATTTTTCCAATCCAGCATAATCAATCTGTAATTCCGTGTTTGTTGGAGGTACAGGTTCTAATATACGTTGGGTTATATCTTGCAAGTACTCTCTATAACTTCTATTATAGGCACTAGTTAAAACATAAATGTCTACAATATTGCTGATATTTGGATCAATTCTATGTGTGTTAGGACTATTATGCCTGTATTGAAAATTTAAATCTTGCAGTCCTAATTCACTTTTGTAAAATTCAGCACCACCAATCGAATTTAATGGTAAACTAAAAACTTTTTGTCTACTGCTGTTTAATTGAACTTTATAGAATTCTCTGGTTAAAGATGTAAAAAATAATTGTCCGACATCATAACTTCTTATAAGAGGAAGAGCATCTGATATTGTGTCATATGCAGTTATGATTTCGCTGCGATCTAATAGACGCCATGTTTTGTAACGATCGTATCTACTTTCTATTGATTCAAAAAATATAAAGTTTTCAGCAGAAGTAAAAATAGTTAGAACAGGATTTCTACTTGGATTAGGAGTTACCTTAGGCATTCCTGGGTAACCATTGTCACGAATAAAGTTGATATCATCTAGAGAAACATTTAAATCTAGTAAAAGATCCTCACCTATATTATTATCTCTATACCATCTAATTTTTTGAGCCTCAGTGAAAGTATACCAATTATTAGGAAATATAATTCTTATAGTTGTTTTAGACTCTTTACCAACTATATGTTCAAATAAAAACGGATCATCTGGAATTGAATCATCATTGGTATCTGCTAGTGTGACGTAAATGCTTTTATTATCAATAAAACCATCACTTCGTCGCACAGGCTTATATACTTCCCATACATAATCCCTAGTAAGACTCACAGGTGACTTAGTTGATGCATCAACTACTATGTTGTTACGCAAAATTTTAATATGATCTTTTATAACAGCATTATTAAATGAGTCATAGACCTGTAGACTTTTATCATAAAAGAAATTAGTTTGAGCAGCACTATGGAATACATATCTTAATTGTCTGTTTCTAACCAAATAATTTTTTGCCAATGCGTCATATTCAAAAATTACATATAGATCGTCCTCAAACTCTAAACCAGAAATAACAACTGCCCAATTTGGTAGTTCAGCTGGTAGATAAGACGATAAACCTGCTGTAACTCCAGGACTAGTTACATATTTTAAAGCAAAAGTTTCATAGTTTCCTATACGTTCGACTATGTCTTGTCTTACTATAGGATCAAATTGATTATTAAATTTAGGTATTATACTAGTTGCTATAGCCCCAGTTGGAATCTTAGTATTTAGAATAATAGGACCTTGGCCACTGTTGTAATTACCTTGACCTAAATTAGTACCATCGGCACGAACAGACATAATTGCTGCATAAATTTCAGATTTGTCGTCGGGTCTTTGTGGGCTTCCGGGGACAAGATTATTTGCAGCATTAAAATGGTAATTATTAGGACTTGAGAATTTAATAATAGCCCCAGTTTCAGCGAAAGACCAATTGCTGTACGGACTTGTCTTAGACAGCGCGAGTGGTTGTCGATTAATCATAAAATAACCAGTTACACTGCTATCACCAATTGAACTCAAATTCCAGGCAATATTAGTTTCAACTTCGCCGGTACCGTAAGATGATACAATAATAAGACCAGAAATACTAGCATTGTATTGACTTACATAAAAATAATTACCTGGTATTGCATCTGATGTATCCCATATGATGGTACCGTCCTCAGTACCATTATTCTCTACACCAATAATACCGCTATTAACTCCAGTTTCATTGACATTTTTTAACCATAATGGGTTTCCTGGTGCTGCAACATCTAGTTTTAATGTATCGCCTTTGTTTAGTACTATAATTGGATTATAAGGAGTGATATTGTCAGCAAAATTATAAACTCTTCTGTCCGATAACGTAACTACTGTTACTACATATGAATAAGTTTGTGCACCTACATTTACAGCAACAAAGTTAAGCCCAATACTATTTGAACTCGCGCCATATTGAGTAAAATCTGTACCGGGTTCCGTTCCAAATCCTATATCATTACTGAGAGAACTAATTTTATAGATTTCTCCCTCTACCATTGATTGTGCTGGAATTTTAATAGGTAATAGTTCTCTTTGTACTATATTATTATAATATCTATGTAAGGTTTCTTTACTACGAAGAATTTCTCCTTCGATGTTATTGTATACAATAGCATCAATCTCAGATTTAGAATCAAAAGTAAATGAAAATGTGTCAACAAAATTCTCTTTAAACAAGACTCCGTCTGATCCAAAAACATTGGTACTGCTATATTTGCCGGTTGTATCCAAAACATCAAAATAACGACTTAGTCCCGAACTTGTTCTATTAACCGCTTTAACTTTAATAATACTGCTGTAGTTTGTATATGGTAAAGTATTATAGTCTTCGCCGGTAATCATGCGATTTTGCGAATAATACTGTTGAGGTGCTTTTTGCTTTATTGCGTCCCCGGATTCTCGTGCGCTGGCATTGGCCACTGTGTATCTTAGACTAGCCCGAAACGTTAGAGTTTCAATTCTATTATTTCTACTTAGATAATCTATACTGATATCTACGCCGCGTAGCTCGTCGGGTGTTATTTTGTATGTCAGACCATTGCTTGTTCTATAATACAGTCTGAAATTTCCACTTGGAAGTCTAGTAAAAACTCCATCCCCAAAAATTAAACTTATCTGGTCATTTAACCTTGTATTAACTTGATATAAATTTTTATCTGATTCACTATTGTAAATTACATTTACTCCAGAAACTGCCGGTACACCGGTCCATAGAGTATCATTTCGATTGGCACTATTTACACTGTAAAGCCATATATCGGTATTGTTTACATTATTGGTATCAATGTTTACTACTTTATTAGGAACTACTTCTTGAATTGTAAAATCTAAAGTTTTTAATTCGCCTTGTTTAAAATATAAAAAATATCCAGTATTATCGCTGCTATTACCCATGCTGTCATTCATATACAAAACATTAAATGTTTTGTTAATGTCAGGAGCACTTTCGTAGATATAACTTTTTCCTGCACTAGTTGCACTTACAATTTCAAAAATTGTATCTTGGCTGTCAACTTTGCCTGTAAATCTAAAAATTGGTAAAACATTTCTTGTGATGTTTAATCCATACTCGTCTGTTCTAATTCCATTTATAATTGCTCTATTACCCGGACGACCGATTTTCTGTGAGCTGACTAGACCTGCATTAATTATAGCAGTGAATTGTTCAAGCCAATTTTCGTTAGCTGGATCGGCCCAGTTAACTATTGTTGCACTTAGATTATTACCGTCGCTGTCGAAAATCTGTTCTGACGTAGTGACACTATCTATCTTTAAGAAACCAGTGGCAGGAATATTTCTTTTAGGATTGTAACTTACAAGTCTGGCTAATTTTAAGATGCTATCTCTACGCTCAGCTGTGTCAATAAAATTTTCACGAGCATTCATATCAGACCTGAATGCTAGACTTTGGCCAAAAAAGGCAATTAAATCTACCAATGCAATAAATTCGCTGCTTTCAGTGAAATCGTTGAAATCTTCTGGATAGTTACGCCTGATATAATCTATCATAGTTTTGCGTAACGTTTCATAATCGTAGGCAGTGAAGTCGGCTTCTCGGAAAGTTTGATAAACTTTCCTCCAATTCTCTGCAGTTAGTAATCCGGTTTGTCGTGGAATAATTGCCATGGTTATACCTAGTATTATATTTATCGGAGTATTAAACTACACATATTATCTGGTTAACCAGCTAGCACAGCACTGTCTCTATCAAACTGCATTTTTAAAATTTCAGTTTGATTAGTTGGAACATATGTTAACACCAGCTCGATGTTAATACCATTTGTGAATTCTGTTATAATTATATTAGTGACAGCTATTCTGGGATCATAACTAACTATTTTTTGAACATCGCTAGTGATAGCATCTTTTACACTGTCTGTAAAAGGCTCAAATAAAACATCCCATATAATGGTTCCAAAATTTGGATTCATTAACTTTTCGCCTCGACGAATGTGGAAATGATTAAAGAGATCTTGGCGAGCTAGTTCAAAATCAGTTAATTTGAACTTTCTTGCTCTATTATAGGTACTAAATCCTCGATATATAGACATAATATATATTTACCCTAACCTCTACCTAATACTTCTGCCCCGTACTTGCCTCGATTAAAATAAGCAGAACCGGTAGTGCCAAAAGCATCTTGCCCGCTGCCGGTTTCTCTCCATTTTTTTGCACCACTCGCTCCTAACAATTGAGCAGTACCTAGCATTCCTGCTACAGTGCCATTATCGTCACCGGGTTTAATGCCACCATTTTTTACTAGCCTATCGTAATTAATTTGAGTATTAGTTTCCATAAAGTTTTCTTGAGCACTAGGGCTGTTTAGAAATTGTTCTTTACTATAAACACCATCCTTGCCTGTCCATGCACTAGGGTCATTTAAAACTTTATTACTGCCCCCGGCTTTGTCGTAAGCTGCTCTACTTATATATCCACTGTCTACTAGCGCAGCGGCACCTGCTTGATATCGACCTACATAACCCAGTTTGTTCTCGGCGGTATAATCACCACCGCTCTCACTGTGTGCCACTTGAGTCATAAATCCTCTTTTTTCTTCCTTGCTCAGTGGCCCTACACCTTCCTTGGGATTCGGGGCGTCGGCGCTTTTTAAAGTCGTTGGTGGAGCACCATTTGTGAGCGGAGTTTGATTTGCTGATTTTATTCCAGGATCATTGCTTTGTGATGCACCAGTTGTTAAAACAGGATTCCCTTCACTGTCTAAAATTGGATTTCCATTGCTGTCTTTGGCTACATTCGACGGGGCACTAACAGGCGGACTACTACCAAAAGCACCTTTGCCTTTACTTCCTGATGTGCCACCACCTGCACCTCCGGTACCACCGCCTCCGCTACCGCCTCCGCTACCGCCGCCGGAACCACCGCTATCTTCTCCGCCGCCCCCACCGTCTTGAGGTGCATTGCTACTATTACTATTTTCTCCTTGCTCTCTGGGCCATGGCTCGTGTGTGGGTACAATAGGACTTATGCTTTTAATTTTTCCTTCTTTGACTTGCCATTTAGGATCTTCAAATTCAGTTTCAGGTAATGTAAAGACTTCCAAATCTTCAGGTTTTTCAATTTTATCACCTTTTTTCCCTCCATGGAAAAAGGCTCTATTAGATTTAAACGCAGGAACGTCACTGCCCCCGGGACCAACAATGTTTAATCGTTCGTCGTCGGTTGATATCTTCATACCTTCTTTAGCAGTCAATTCTAATTTCTTTTTAGTAAATAAATTCATTTTACCTTCAGAACCAATTTTCAGTTTATCGGCACTAAACAGTAATAATTCTTCTGTAGCTCTCTGAACAATTTTTTTAGAGCCTTCTAGATGAAAATCTCCTAATGTTCTAATCTTCATATCGCCTTTAACTTCTAAATTGAAATTCTTATCAATTTGCATGTTAAAATCTTTTTTAGTTCGTATGTTGATACTTTCTGAACAATATATATTCAATGATCCAGAATTAGTGAACTCCATATAAACACTACCTTGACTATTAATTATATAAAGTAATTTTTCTTCGTCATCTAATAAAATTTCGTGACCGCCAGCACTACGCCAACGAGTTAAATTGCCTTTTTCATCTTTGTCACCATCATCCATAACAAAAGTATGTCCACCTTTACGAGCCTTGATTTTACGTTGCTCGTATTCGTCGCTGAATTCTGGCATTTTACCTGGTGTATGTGGACGACCCGGAGTACTTATTCCAAATACTGTACCTGGTGCTTCCCTATGACTAGAACTTTTTATAACTCCACGATTCTTGGTTTTACTTGCTCTATCAATACCTTGATCAAGTAAGATTCTAATCTGTGGTTCGTGTGGTGGTCTTTCTTTATCTAAAAAACCCGGAGCCTCAAAATCATCTGCAAATTCATTTAATTCTACTACTGGATAAGGTTCTCCGTCCTCCATTCCTGATTGAACCTTGCCGTCTTCGACATCACCTTTATCGACTTTATCACTGGCTCCTACAGCAGGAACCATATGATGTCCTATTTGATTAAGCATACCGCCTATCCAAATTCCTCTATTAGGATCGCCGGCTATGAATAGGCATACAACAAAATTTTCTAAATCTACAATAGGAAACCACATACCATAACTGTGTTGTACTTTAGAAAACTTTTTATCTTTTGGTCCATCACCTTCTTTAGTTCTTTGTGTAGTAGTCCCAATATAGGGACTTGCAAAAAATACTGTATACCAATTTCTATCATTGTCCTCATTGCCACCAAAATCAGGAATCCATACACGCAACCTGCCTAATCTGGTAGGATCTCTATTATCTTTTACTTTACCCACATATGGTCCAGGATCATATCTAAAGGTCGCTGAATTTTTTTCTAAGTAGGGTGGTATTTTCCTACCAATTGGTTTATCTTGATTGATCGCCATAATTAAAAGTCCAAATCTGTTACTAGTCTAGGTGTAATACCTTTATTGATAGATGCAAGTCTTGATTCTGTGGATCCTGACCTACCAAATCCCTCTCCGTCGCCTTCTTCCTCTTGATAAAAACTTTCTCCGCCGCTGTAATCATCACCGAAGTCATCCGACCCTCCGATTAATTCACCGCCTTCGCCGTATTCGTCTTCGGCAAATTCTGAATCCATTTCTCCCTCTCTTGGGTTAGATTGATCGCCCCCACCGCCCTCTTCTGATTGACCAAACAGTCGAACCATGTCAAGAGTCTGGGTAAAGGCTCCTCTTTCAAAATTATTATCTATTTCTATAATTCTATATTTTCCTGCAAAAATGTTTTCTCCGTCGTCGGCGAACTCATAAAGTCCAGTATCCTGGTCAACATCTTCTGGTGCTCTAAATTTTAGGCTAGCATGTATTTCACCTTCGTCCATGGGTATGCTTGTACCACTTCCACCACCCGGCGGATAAAAAATTTCATCTTGTTTAATAAAATCAGGATCACCGGAGATACGTAATTTTATATTAACCATATCTCCTCGACTAGCACTCATCATTGATTCTTTGACATCAATAGCCTCGATTGCTCTTTTGTTTAATCCTTTCTGTGACGTAGCATATTCACTTTGAACTGAAACAGGTACAATTTTTAACGGTGTTGATTTATCTTCAGGAGGATCTAATTCATCTTTTTCTTTTTCTTTTTCAGTTTCTTTAAGAAATTTGTGAGCAACTACTCTTTCTCCTTTGTGTTCAATAGCAGTAATGGCTATATAAAACATAGCATTAAAGTCTATGTCAAGATCTAATATCTCTTGGTTCTTGCCTGTGTAAATGTAGTTATAGGCCTTTTGAACTTTTTTAGGAGAACCTTTTTTCAAATGTGGACTTTTTTGATTGTAAAATTCATACTTTTTT